TCGGGCGTCAAGCCCTAGGTGCGGGCGACCTGCAACCCCGATGCCGATTCGTGGGTGGCGGAGTTCATCGCTTGGTGGATCGACCAAGAGAGCGGCCTGCCCATCCCGGCCCGGGACGGCGTGGTCCGCTACTTCACGGTGGTCAACGACTCCGTGGTCTGGGGCGATTCCCCGACAGAGGTTGTCGAACGTGCAGGGCTCAAGTCGGTAGCGGGCCTGGCCCCCGAAGCTCTCGTGAAGTCGGCGACCTTCATCGCAGCCAGCGTCTACGACAATAAGGCGCTGCTGGAGGCCAACCCCGAGTACCTTGCCAATCTCATGGCGCTGTCCCGCGTAGAGCGTGAGCGGCTGCTGGGGGGCAACTGGAAGGTCCGCAAGACGGCCGGAAGCTACTTCCGCCGCACCGATGTGGAGTTCATCCCCGAACGTCCAACGGACGTGTTGGTGTGGGTGCGGAAGTGGGACCTGGCGGCCACCGTGCCGACCGAGGAAAACAAGGACCCTGACTGGACCGCTGGCGTCCTGATGGGCAAGCGAAGGAATGGACGGTTCGTTGTTGCCGACGTTGTGCGCGTGCGTGAGCGTGCTGCCGATGTTCGCAAGCTGATTCAGGCAACCGCGAAGCTGGATGGCAAAAAGGTTCGTATCGTTGTTCCCCAGGACCCGGGGCAGGCCGGTAAGGACCAGGCCGAGAACATGGTCGGCCAGCTCGCGGGGCAGATCGCCAGCGCGGCTCGAGAGTCCGGCGACAAAGAGACGCGCGCTGAGCCGTTTGCGGCGCAATGGCAGGTCGGGAACGTCGACGTTGTCACCGGCCCTTGGAACAACCTTTATATCGCCGAGCTGGAAGCCTTCCCGGCCAAGCAGCCTGGCATCCACGACGATCAGGTCGACGCCTCCGCAGGCGCCTTCGCTGAACTCCAGAGCGACAAGCTCGCCCGCTTCATGGCTATGGCTCAATGACCACGCAGACATTCCAACAGGATGGCTATATGGACGCCGTGCTGGGCGCGCGTGCGCTGCAGCCGCATGTCCATCTCAACGACGTGACCATGTACGCCGAGGGCGGACTGCCCGCCAGGGTGGTCGACCTTCCGGCTGACAACGCAGTGAAAGGGGGCATCACCGTCGCCGGCGACACCGACGGCGTGATCGCTTCTGAGGTAGAGCGGCTCAGGGTGCTGCCGATGCTGGCCGACGCTGCGCGCTGGGCACGGCTCAGCGGTGGTGGCTGCATCCTGCTGGTGGTGGACGACGGAGGGATTCTCAGGGACCCGCTCAACCTCGACCGTCTGGAGTCGATAGACGAACTGCGTGTCTACGACATCGGTGACATTTCCGTTGATCGGACCTATGGCGACCCGATGCAGCGGACCTACGGCCAACCGGAGATCTACCGCATCGCCGTGCGCGGTGCGGGAACCCAGGTCCTCGTCCATGAGTCTCGACTCGTCGAGGTGCCAGGGGAGCCAGTGCCGTCGTCCATGAAGCACGATGGCATTCCATGGCGGGGCAGGGCAGCTGCAGCTCGGCCCTTCCGCCGGATCCGCGACTACATCGAAAGCCTGATGCTGTCGCGCGAGATCCTGCGTCGGAAGCAGCAGGCAGTGCACAAGATGGAAGGGTTGGCCGAAGCGATTGCGGCGGAACAGGAAGATCTGATTCAGAAGCGCATCGCGATGGTGGACAGGGCCCGCAGCGTGCTCAATGGGGTGGCGGTCGATGCCGGTGACCAATACGACATCCAAGACAGCAACGTCACCGGGGTAAACCAGATCCTGCAGGAGCAGCAGGTCGGGCTGTCCGCAGAGTGCGGCATTCCCGTCACGCTGCTGTTCGGGCGCTCGCCGGGCGGCCAGAACGCCACCGGTGACGCCGACTTCGAGGGCTACTACAACCTGGTGGAGCAGCTGCGTAGCCTGCGCATGCAGCCGGGGCTGGAGCGGATCATCTCGCTGATCTGCGCCCAGAACACGCTGACAGGCAAGACGCCGGACAACTGGAAGGTCGTGTGGTCCCCGCTGAAGCAGCTGACGGAGAAGGAGCTGGCCGACATCGGAAAGACCAAGGCCGAGACACTGAAGATCGAGGCTGAGGCCATTACGGCCGTCACCGGCACCAGCGCTGTCAGCGAGGACGAAGCGGCGGCGTACGTGCGTCAACGCGGGTTGTTCGGCCTTGAGCCGGATGACACGACGCCCGGCACGGCCAAGAGCTACGCGGCGGCCACATGAACAAGACGCCGAAGAAGGCGCGCCGCTGGCTCTACCCGGCCGGCGTCGAGCGCGACTACACGCGCCGGCTGGTGGCTGTAGCCACCAGTGTGACCGAGGCGGTGGAGCCGCGCGTGCTTCGAGCGCTGGGTCTGAGGCAGGACGTTGCGGACCCCTCGATCGATGCAGGCTGGTACGACGGGCTTGTTCAGGCGCTGCAGGCAGGCACAAACCTGTCGTCGGTGCAGGACCAGGTGCTCGGGCCGCTGATCAGCGAGTTCGCTCGGCGAACCACCACGTTCAACAAGCAGCAGTTCCACGGGGTGCTCCGGTCCGCTTACGGGGTCAACGTATTCACTGCCGATCCCGAGCTACGGGACCTGATGCGCGTGTGGGAGGGCGAGAACCTGAAGCTGATCAAGTCGATTCCGAGCCAGTACGTCGACCAGCTTCGCGGAAAGGTCACTGCGGCGGTCCAGTCCGGCCAGAGCCTCCGCGACGTGGTCAAGCTGGTGAAGAAGACCGGCGACATGGCCAAGGGCCGTGCCGAGCTCATCGCGCGGGACCAGGTCGGCAAGTTGAACGGCGATATCACCCAGGCACGGCAGCAGGGCATCGGGGTCGAGGAATACCGATGGCGCGGCGTGCGCGACGGACGCGAGCGTGCCGAGCATCTGGCACGTGAGGGGAAGACGTACCGCTGGGACAGTCCGCCGGACGATGGCCATCCTGGCCAGCCCATCCGCTGCCGCTGCGGCGCCGAGGCCGTATTGCCAGATCTGGATGACCTGAGCGCCCTGATCGTTCACTGAGGAATCAAACATGCCAACTGTGCAGCGGTTCGACCGCATGCCCCTGCGTGCCACGCGAACGTCGGAAGGGTTCGTCCAGGACACCGCAGTCCTGACGCGGACGGGGATTTTCGAGTATCGCCAGCCCAACGGATCCATCCGCCGCGAATACCGGCCGCCAGATGAGGTATTCCACGCTGATTCGCTGGCCAGCTACAAAGGCAAGCCGATCACCATCGGGCACCCGGGCCTGGTCACTTCGAAGAACGCCAAGCTCCACACCTGCGGTGCCTGCCTCGGCGAAGGCCGCGCAGACGGGAATGACGTACTCGGTGATCTGATGATCTACGACACCTCCGCGATCGACGCTGGCGCGAAGGAGCTGAGCAACGGATACACCCTCGACCTGGACGAAACCCCCGGCGAGGTCAACGGCGAGCGCTACGACGCCGTGCAGCGAAACATCAGGGTGAATCACATCGCCTTGGTCCCCCGTGGCCGTGCGGGCAACGCCCGGCTCAATCTCGATGCGGCAGACGCCGACACAACTGAGGAAGACAACCCCATGCCCACGAACATGGTGCAAGTTCGCTTGGATAGCGGCCTGTCCTACGAGGCGGCGCCCGAAGTGGCCAACGCCCTGCAGGCCTCGCGGGACGCACTTACTGCCGCCCGCGGCGACACCGACAAAGAGCGCGCCCGCGCCGACGCGGCCGAGGCGAAGCTGAAGGATGCCGAGGCCGCCACCGACAAGGTCCGCCAAGATGCGGCCGTCGCAGCCAAGGCGCGTCTGAAGCTGGAAGACAGCGCCACCAAGGTCGGCGCCGAGTTCAAGCAGGATGCCACCGATACTGAGATCCGCACGGCGGTGATCAAGAAGGTGCGCGGCGACAGCTTCGACCTGACCGGCAAGTCTGACGGCTACATCGAAGCCGCGTACGACCTGGCGGTGGCCGAGAAGGCGCAGCGGCAGGACGCCGTCGCGCACCAGCGCCACGAGATTACCCCGCCGGCCGGCTCCCAGCCGGAAGTCCGCCAGGATGCCCGTTCCGCGCGCGAGCGCATGATCGCCCGCGCGAGCGGCGAAACCACCGAGGATTGAACTGATGTACGAGGACTATCAGAACCGCGCATTCGCGGGCATGAAGGGAGATTCCGGCGACGACCGCGTCGAATCTTTCCCGGTAGGCGCTGCCGGCTTGGGCCTCGGCCTGGTCACCGGCACCAACGCCAGCAAGATCCTGGTGCCCGGCGCTGGCGCCAAGGTTCGCGGCATCAGCCTGCACAGCCACACCATCACCGGGCCCGGCTACGTGCAGTACGACTGCGCTTCGGTCATGACCAAGGGCCATGTCTGGGCAAAGGTCACTGCCGCCGGCGCGGTGACCGAGGACGGCCCGGTCAGCTTTGCCGCTGACGGCACGGTGGCTGACGATGGCACTGCTCTGCCCAATGCGGTCTTCCGCAGCGGCATCGTCTCCGTCACGGACGCGGCAGGGATGGCCAGCAACATCGCCCTGGTCGAGCTGCACAACCCGTTTGCCGCCGCTCCGGCAGCGCCGTAAGCGTCGGTCGACAGACCTTCCCCTCCAAGCCGCCTTCGGGCGGCTTCTTCATTTCAGGAAAACACAATGCCTGCCACGCATCTGCACTACGACGAGGCTGACGTCGCCGCCGTGGGAACATTCCAGCAGAACTCCGGCGCGAACCTGATCCGGCAGGATGCCGGCATCTTCACCGCCCGCCAGCTGGACTACGTCCGCACCCGCACCTATGACCGCAAGCTGCCCCCGATGAAGGGGCTGCTGTTGGTTCCGCCGTCTAGCGACGTGCCGGAATGGGCGGAAACTATCACCTATTCGGTCTACGACTCGGTGGGTATCGCCAAGGTCATCGCGAACTACGCCGACGACCTGCCGCGCGCCGACGTGAGCAAGATCGAGAAGACGATCCGCGTCAAGACGATCGGTGACAGCTACGGCTACAACGTCAACGAGCTGATTGCCTCCAACGCCACCGGCGCCGAGCTGCCAACCCGCAAGGCCAACGCCGCGCGACTGGCCGTCGAGATCAAGCTCAACCTCATCGGCATGGTGGGTGATGCGGAATACGGCCTGTTCGGCCTGACCAATCACCCGAACATCGGCACCACCACCATCACCGGTGGCTGGACCATGGCTACCGACGCGGATGTGATCCTGGCCGACCTGGATGCGATCTACAACGGCATCCGCGTCCAGTCCAAGGGCGTGCACACGCCGAACCGCTTCGCCATGGCCACCGAGCCGCTGTCGATCATCAGCTCCAAGCGGCTGCCGGACTCGAACGGCCTGACGGTCGCCGAGTTCTTCCGCCGCAAGCACCCGGGCTTGGTCTTCGAAGAGATGGCAGAGCTCTCGGGCGCAGGCCCGGGCGGCGATGACCTGATCATCGCGGGCGAGTTTGCCGTGGACAACATCACGCACGACGTGCCGATGCAGTTCAACCAGTTGCCGGCGCAGGCTCGCAACCTGGAGCTGGTCGTCCCGTGCATGGCCCGTAGTGCGGGCGTGTCCGTGTTCTATCCCCTGGCATTCACCAAGGCGGTGCTGTAATGGCGACCTACAAGAACAAGTCCGCTGCTGCGCACGTGCATGCCGGCAAGGTGGTTCCCCCGGGCGGCACCTTCGACGCTCAGCCGACCAAGAACCTGGGCAAGCTGGTGAAGGCCGAGGTGCTCGAACTGGCTTCGGGCGGGTCCGCCGATAAGGCCGCTGGCGCAGGTGCCGACGGTTCCGACGACAAGGCGCCGCTGGTGGTCCGTGCGAAGGAGCTGGGCATCGCGGGCGTCGGCGCGCACTGGGGCGTGGACAAGCTGAAGGAAGCCATCGCCGACGCAGAAAAGGCGCCCGGCGCTGGTGCCGGCGGTAGCGGCCAGGACGCCTGACCATGGCCACCGTCAGGGAGATCCTGGACTTCCTCGCACCTGGGCTTGCCGCTCCGGATGCCGATAAGGACACGGCAATCTCCCTGGCGGAGGTCTACCGGCCGGCATGCCTCACGGAAGGGAAGGCGGACGAGGCGGTTGCCTGGTATGCGGCATGGCTGCTCTATGGCCGCCAGCAGCAGCAGGATGCTGCCGACAACGGCGAGGTCGTCCCGCTGGGGGTGAAGTCTCAGAGTGACGGCGACCTCAGCCGGACCTACATGGACGGGACCGGCGGGGGCGCCGTGAGCGACCCTCTCGGCTACTACGGGCGCTGGGAGGCGCTCAACAACATCTGTGTGCGTGCGGGCGCCATTACGGTGAGCCCGGCGCCAATGGGGTGCTGCGGATGGCTGCTGTAACGAAATCCAGCAGCACGGGCCTTGACGCCTACGTCCGCCAGGTCAACGCCCTAGATGGTCACGGTGTCAAGGTGGGGGTGCAGGCTGCTGCCGGCGATCATGAGGGCACCAGCGTGCTCGATATCGCGATCTACAACGAGTTCGGCACCGAGACCATTTCGGCGCGCCCGTTCATCCGCGACTTCGCTCAGAAGAACGAAAAGGTGCTGGGCGTGGCGATGGAGAGGTTGGCCGCGAAGGTAGAGAGCGGCGGATCCGTAGACGCAGCGCTAACCACCTTGGGCGAATTTGCCCAGCAGCATCAGCAGGCGCACATACGCGCGTCCAAAAGCTGGGCCGAGCCCAACAAGGCCTCCACGGTCAAGCAGAAAGGCAGTGCGGTCCCGCTGATCGATGAGGGCGTGCTGGTCAACGCAATCCGCTGGGAGAAGACCTGATGGGCATGCTTGGCGAGCGCACGCATCCGCTGATCACGAGGGCCGAAGGCGAGTGGGTCGGTGGACGCTGGAAGGACGGCGAAGAGTCTGAGACCACCATCCGCGCCAGCATCCAGCCGGCCAAGAAGGACGATTACGACCAGCTGCAGGCACTTGCCGAAGGGCGGCGCGTCGAAGCTGCTGTGCGTGTTTACACGCGCACAGCGCTGATCGTCGCTGGCGAGGACTCGCGAAACGGCGACACGGTCATCTACCGCGGTGAGCCCTACCTTGTCACGGCCGGCAGCGACTGGAACATGGGGATGCGAGGGGTCAACCACTACCGCTATCTGGCCGTGCGGCAGAAGCCTTCGGCGAGGGAGGGGACATGATCGAAGACGACATTCGCACTCTGCTGGTCAAGGCCGCTCCGGTGGACATCGTGTTCGCCAACCAGAATGGACCGCGCCCCAGGCTGCCCTACATCACCATCAGAGTGGGGGCCGCGCCACGGGCGCCTCTGCTGGAGGCTGGCCTCAGCGACGATGGTGTGCAGACCTACGCAGCGCATCGCGATTCCACCGTCGAGCTGCAGTGCTTCGGTGAGGGTGCATTCGACGTGCTTGACGACCTGTCCCAGCGCTTGAAAGGGCCGGGGATGGTTGCGGCAGCCTTTGCCGCCAATCTGGCCATCTACGCGGTCGATGCGGTGCAGAACGTCCCCGTGCTGCGCGACGGCGGGAAGTACGAGCCCCGCGCCGTGCTCGACATTGGCGTCCGCTACACCAAACAGCACGACGAAGACGTCGGGCTGATCGAGACCGTCCAGGGCGAGATGACCCTGGAAGGCCGGGGCGCTGCCCTGGTCGACACATTCGAGGCCGGCAGCGCTACCTGAGGGCCTCACCCGCATTTATCGACCACCCGCGCCTTACCGGCGTCCGTTTCCATGCCCAGGAGCACCTGCAATGGCATCCATCAACCGCATCGCCAACGTCGAGATCTCGCTGGCGACCACCTCGATCAACCAGCAGTCGTTCTCCGATCTGCTGTTCATCGCGGAACTTCCCGCGGCTGAGCCCCGGGTGTTCTTGGTCACCTCGGCCGACGAGCTGCTCGACCACGGCGTCCTGCTGACCGACGAGCTCTACACCGCCGTGCAGACGGTGTTCCAGCAGTCCCGCGCCATCAACCAGGTCTACATCGGCCGCCGTACGGTGAACGAGGATGACACGGTCACCGAAACCATCACCGAGGCACTGGTGGCCATCCGGGCGGCCCACTCGGGCTGGTACGGCATCATCCAGCTGTCCCGCGCGCCGGCCGACATCCTTGCGGTGGCAGCCTGGGTGGAAGCGAACGAGAAGCTGCAGCTGGCCAGCTCCAGCGACGCAGGCATCATCGCTGCGGGCGGCGGCGACATCGCCAGCCAGCTGCAGGCGCTGAATTACAACCGCACCGCGCTCTGGTATCACGCCAACGCGGACACGGCATGGCTGGAGGCTGCCCTTGCCGCCGACCGCTTCACCTACGACCCCGGATCCGAAACGTGGGCCAACGTGCGGCTCAGCGGCATCCAGACGGATCCGCTGACCGAAGGCGAATCACAAATCGCGCGCGGCAAGAACGCGAACACCTACGAGCAGTTCCGCAACCTGGGCCTGACCCAGTACGGCACGGTGGCGAGCGGCGAGTGGATCGACACCATCCGGTTCCGCGATTGGCTGAAGGACCGCATCCAGACGGGCGTGGTCGACGTGCTGGCAAAGGCCGACGGCAAGATCCCGTACACCAGCGCCGGCATCCAGGTCATCGTGTCGGCCCTGCGCGCTGCGCTGGACGCGGGCGTCACCGCTGGCGGAATCGCTCCCCGCGAAACCGACGATCAGGACCGTGTGCTCGAGTCGTACCGGATCACCTATCCGAGCCTGGGGGAGATCGCCGACAGCGTGAAGTCCCAGCGGCTGCTGGAAGGCATCAAGTTCTCGGCGCGTTTGGCCGGCGCAATCCACACGACCGAAATCACCGGCACCCTTTCCTACAGCATCTGAGGACACCGCCCATGGGCGTCAAGAGCTACGATTCCTCGCAGGTAATCATCACCTTCGGGCCGCACATCATCACCGGCTACGCCGAGGAAACCTTCGTCTCGGTTGAGGAAATGGGCGACGGCATCAGTTCCGTCGTCGGCGCCAACGGCGAGAAGGCTCGCTCCATGAGCCAGAACCGCTCGCTGACCATCACCCTGACACTGCTGCAGACCAGCAAGAGCAACGATTTGCTGTCGGCAGCGTGGGACGTCGACCGTGCATCCCACGGCGAAGGTGCGCCTCCCTTCGCCATGACAGATCTCACCGGGCGGTCGTTGATCGCCGACCCGTCGAGCTGGATCGTGAAGAAGCCGAACAGCGAGTTCAGCTCGACCACCAGCAACCGCGAATGGACCTTCGAAACGTCCAACGATGCGGTCTACCACGTCGGAGGCGCGCGCTAATGGCCAAGAAAGAAGTGACGATCGGGCAGACGACGTTCTACCTGACCACCTTCGCCCCCCGCGACCAACTGCGGATATTCGGCGACCTGCAGAAGGAGCTGCTGCCCAGCATCGGTACGCTGCTGGCTGCAGCAGCAGCGGGGGCGGGCGACGACGAAGCGAGGCTGGACGAAGGTGCGCTTCTGGGCGCCCTGCGCGCGTTCTCGAGCTCTCTGGACGGCAAGGGCTTGGAAGCATGGTGTGACAAGCTCATCGACTCCGAGCGCGTGACCTTCGAGCGCGGTGACCGCGGTGCCCTGAAGCTCACCAAGACCCACATGGATGGGGCCTTCGAGGACTTCGCAGAGATCCTCGAGCTGCTGTTCCACATCATCCAGATGAACTTCGCTGGCCCTTTGGCGCGATGGCTCGACCTCTCTGGGTCGGGCCTGACCGGAAAGCTGGCGGGGCTGCTGGACGGTTCGAGCCAGAGCTCGAGCGAGAGTTCCTGATCTTCCGGCCGGTGCTCGCTGGCCTGGTCACCATGACCGAGGTCAACCAGGGAACGGTTGACCTTATGGACATCATCAAGCTCAACGCTCTACTCGACGCCAGAGAGGCGGCTGAGCAGGTGGCGAGCACTACGCACACCGGGAAATAGCCGCCATGGCCCTGCGCGAACTGGTTACTGTCCTCCGCTACGAGCTGCGGGAGGGCAACCTCAAGAAGTACGTCGACGGCTATCGGAATGCAGAGAAGGCGGTCAACGCCGTTGCGCAGGCTGCAAACACGAAGTTGAAAACGGCCGTGGTAGCGGCGAACCGCGAACTGTCAGGGATGAACCGGACGGGCAATCAGGCTGTACGAGGCATGCGCCGGCTTGCGCACGAGGCGCGCGAGTTTGGTATTGGCCTGAGGCAGGGCGCGCGGCAAGGATACGGCGAGGTCATCCGGCAAATGGATCGGGTGGAGGCGCGGCAGAGACGGCTGCGGCGAACAGGTGGCGCTTCGCGTGCTGGGATGTCTACTGGCTTGATGGCCGGCGCTATACAAGCTGCAGTGGCTTCATTCAGTGTTCGATCAATGATGGAGTCCTCGGACGAATGGGCTGGGACAAAGGCTCGCATCGGGCTGCAGACATCAGACGCGCAGACGCGCGACAGGTCAATTGACTTCCTATTCCGCTCGGCACAACAGTCCGGTCAGGGGTTTTCATCGCTCGCCGATACGTTCATTTCAATGGCACGAGGTCGTGATTCCCTCGGCCTCAGCAACGATCAAACGTTGCAGCTTTCGAATACAGTCAGCAAGCTGATGACCATCGGCGGAGGCTCGGCCGCGTCGCAGGATGCAGCGCTGGTCCAGCTTGGCCAGGCGATGAACACCGGCGTCCTGCGGGGCGAAGAGCTGAACTCTATCCTCGAGCAGGCGCCGCGATTGGCCCAAGGAATTGCCGAAGCCCTGGGAACGAGCGTTGGCAAACTTAGATCGCTTGGCCAGGATGGAAAAATTACGTCGAAGGCCATTGCGGATGGGCTGCTGAGGCAGACTCAGAAAGTGGACGATGAGTTCACACGTCTGCCGCTGACCTTCTCACGTTCGATGACGCAGCTGCGCAATCAGCTCATGCGAAACATCGGCACTTGGAACGAGAACACCAAAGCTGCCGAATCATTCAATCGTGCCGCATCGTGGACCATCGATCATCTCCCTCAGATCGGGATGGCACTTGCGGCACTGGCTGGTGGCTGGGTCGCGGTGAAGGCGTTTAATGCGTTGCGATTGGTCTTCATCGGCATGAGGGCTGTAGGGAGGCCCTTGCTACTGTTCCTTGATCGGCTCGCAAGAGGGAAGACCGCGCAGGCATTTGCGAAACTCGGCAGCGGCGGCCTAAGGCTTTTGAAGGTGATTAGAGCCATTGGTATGTCTGTAACGGGAATCGGCTTACTCGGAGTCGGGGCCTTCGCTCTGATCGCTGCAGCCGTAGCTGCGGCAGGGTTGTTGGTCTACAAGTACTGGGAGCCAATCAAAGCGTTCTTCCGTGGCGTGTGGGAAGGGCTAAAGGAGGGCGGAAAGGCGGCCTTCGATGAACTGCTTGTTGCCTTGGGCCCCCTGGGGCCAGCGTTCGAGACGATTGGGGGCTGGCTTCAGTCAATTTGGGACTGGTTTCTGAAGCTCATCGACCCAGTGAAAAGCACGTCTGAAGAGCTTGATGGGGTGGCGTCCAGTGGGAAGGCATTCGGCGAGCTGATGATGACCAACATCCGGATCGTCATCGCGGCTATTGGACTTTTGGTGGATGCCTTCGTTTGGGTTGGAGAGGCAATTGGAACCTCCCTCGGATGGCTTGTCGTCACGGCGGACAAGATGTGGGACGGCATCAAATCGGGCGTCGGTGCGCTCTGGGATTGGATCACAGCCAAGTTCAGCGCCGGGTGGGATTTCGTGTCTGGAATGATCCCGGATTGGCTGAAAGCGGGGTTCAAAGCGAGCATCCCTTCGGGAATGCGGCCGGACAGCTGGCAGAACGTTTCGGCCGGCCAGATGGCCACAGCAGGCCGTTCCTCGGTGAACCAGACGATCACGCAGAACGCCAACGTGAGTGTCATGACACCACCCGGTGGGAACCCGGCGTCAGTCGGAGCCGCATCTCAGCGCGGCACCAGCAAGGCGATGTCCAGCCTGCAGTACCAGCTCCCGACGGCTGTCGAGAGTTTCTAACCATGGCGCGGCGGCGGCCCTTAGCCTCGCCGCGCCCGCAACATGAGGCCAGACGGATCCCATGACGGACATGAACTTCTTCGATGGCTTCTCGTTCACCTGGTCCAGCGAGGGACCGGTGGCGCAGCTCACCCAGGAGGCCGTCAAGGCTGGCTGGGGCTTCATCGGCCAGACGCCGCCGGCGGTGGAGCAGTTCAATGCGGTCCACCAGCAGGATGGCCAGCGACAGCAGTACCTGTTCCGACAGATTCAGGCAGTGACCAGTGCCTCGGGCATGCAGTTGACTGCGGGGGCGACCGACACGCTGTGGCTTGCCATCAAGGCCAAACTGGACCTGAAACAGGACGGCATCGGCTACACGCCGGTGCAACAAGGGGGCGGCACGGGGCAGGGCAGTAACAAGGTCTACATCGGCTGGGGTGGCGGATCGTTGCGCGGCCAGGTCGATGGCACAGACCTCGGGTCTTTCGTATTCGCTGGGCGCCAGTTCACCGCCGGAGCAGGCCTCACCGGCGGCGGAACCTTCGACAGCGATCGAACCCTCTCGATGGGCACGCCGAGCACTATTACATCCACGAGCCAGAATGCCGCCGGCGGCAACACCCACACCCACGCGTTCAATGTTCAGTTGCAGGACATGGGTGGAACTCTTCCAGTCGGCAAGGGTGGGACCGGTGCAGGTAACCCCGATCAAGCTCGCGCCAACCTCGGTCTCAACAGCTTCCTGGCCCTTGCTGCGTCATCGCGTGAGGCGAATGGGTTTATGGAACTGGCCAGCAACGACGGGTCCTTCAGCATCATCCTGCAGTGGGGACAGGCAACAGTTCCGGGCGACTCCGATGCTCGGGTGAATTGGCCGCGGGCCTTCCCCAACCGGGTACTGAATGCCTGGTCCTGCCTGGGCTTCATTTTCAGTCCCACCGGTGACGCTGGATGCTCTATCCGGGATCTCGATGCGAGCGGCGGGACTATCCGCCAAGGCACAGCAGACGCCGGTGTTTGCCGCTTCTTCGCTATCGGGTACTGACCATGGCCGCAACCGCGCTCAGCTTCAACACGGTATTCGGCACGCGTACCGCGATCGGAACGCTGCAGCTCGACGCGCTGGTCAGTGAGGACACCATCCTCGACAGCTACGCCACGGTGTATCCGGTCGAGGACGGCAGCACCATCACCGACAACGTAACAGCGGACGCCGAGCGGCTGTCGTTGAGCGGACAGGTTACGTCCGCCGAGATCATCGTTTACGGCGCTTCTGGATGGCAAAAGCTGGTTCAGGCAAAGGACGTACTCCGGCAGCTTCACGAGGCCCGTCAGCCAATCACGGTGGCCACTGGCATGGACACCTACACCGAGATGGTGATGGAGCGGTGTCGCATCGGACGAACCAACGAAGGCGACCACTTCACGGTGGAATGCGATTTCCGCCGGATCCTCAAGGCACAACTGAAGTCGGAGACAGTTCCCGAGGACAAGGCCAGCGCATCGGTTAAAGGCAAGGCTGGGTCGACCCGAACCAGTGCCGGCAAAGCCGGAACCCAACCGTCTCCGCAGGCTTCAACCGAATACGTCAACGAGGCGCTGGGCATTGCCCGAGGCGTGCGCTCGCCGGGGGTGATGTGATGTTCGAGATCCTGACAATTGATGCGAATGACCAGCTGCTCGAGGTCGACCTGGACGGAGAGACGTACTTCATTCGGCTGAGCTGGAACAGCGAGGCAGCGCACTGGGCGCTTGAAATCCAGAACTACAACCAGGAAACGCTCATCGCCGGCATCGTCGTCGTGTCCAATGTTCCTTTGCTGGCCAGGTTCCACTATTTGCCGGTCCCCCCAGGGGAGCTGATCGCGGTGGTGCTGGGCGACACGGCCGGCATAGCGCGCCGAGGCTTCCTCGACGGGGCAGCCGCTCTCACCTACGTTCCCGTCTCAGAGGTCCCCTGATGGCCCGCTTCGGCCGCACTTATCGCTTGGTCGTGGGCCCGGCCGGTGGGCAAGGCATGACCATTTTGCCGCCGATGCAGATCCAGTTCGATGTCCAGAAGGACGATCAGGAAGATCCCAATCGGCACACGATCCGCATCTTCAACCTTGCCGAGGCCACGCGCAGAGCGCTGGAAAAGCCAGACCTGCGTGCGCACCTGTACGCTGGGTACGAAGAAGAGAGCGGCGCAATCCTACTGGCTTCCGGCACGGTCGTGGATTCGTTCACCACCTATCAGTCTCCTGAGGTTGTGACCGAACTGGCAATCGTGGACGGCTACGCAGAGTTGCGGGACACCGCGGTGAGCCTAAGCTACGGTCCGGGTGCATCTGCCTCCACGATCATCGGGGACGTGGCCAAGCAGATGGGCCTGGTGCTCAACATGCCCGCCTCTCTGCCGCAGCGCACCTGGGAGCATGGCTTCAGCTCCCATGGGCCCGCGCGCGCCGCGCTGCACAAGCTCTGCAATGGTGCCGGCCTGGAATGGTCGGTGCAGAACCAGACGCTGCAGATCGTGGCCATTCGTGGGCCCACCCAGCGCAGCGTCGTCATCCTCAGCGCCGATACCGGCCTGATCGGATCGCCCGAGCGGGTCCGGCAGGCGAGCCGGGAGAAGGCCCCTCCGTCCAAGAAGGGCCCGGACGGGAAGAAGATCCGGTCCAAGCGGCAGCAGATTGACGGATGGCGGGTGCGATCGCTTCTTCTGCCATGGATCAACCCCGGCGACCGCGTGCGAATGGACAGTCGGCAGGTGAAAGGGATCTGGCGGGTTGACGCTGTTTCGCACACCGGCGACTTCCATGGCGGCGACTGGACCACCGAACTCACCCTCATGGAGCTGGCTGAATGAGCGAAGCATCCGACCTGCGGCGCCTGGTGGCGACCGAGCTCGCCGACGTGCACACCTGCCTGCCTGGAAAGATCATCAGCTTCGATGGCCGAACGGCAGTGGTGCAGCCCGCGCTGAGCAAGGCTCTGTCCTCGGGCGAAACGCTGGCCGCGCCGCGCATCTTCAGCGTACCCGTCCACTTCCCGTGTGGATCTGGCGGCCGAGCCGTCATCTCGGTGCCCTTGGCGCCCGGCGATGACGTCACCCTGCATTTCTCAGAGCGCGCTCTCGAGAACTGGCTTTCCGGCACAGACGGCGAGCCAGGCGACCCGCGCATGTTCGACCTCACCGACGCGTTCGCCACCCCTGTGTGCCGGCCAGGGGTGCAGGAGGTTGACACCGAGAACCTGGTGATCAGGTTTGACCGGGCGAGTATCACCATCGCCCCCGACGGGACCATCACGGTGGCCACTGGCGGGGCCGCAACCGTCAGCGCCCCGGCGGGGCTCACCATCAACGCCGATGTGACGCTCAATGGCAGGCTGGATGCGACCGGTGACGTCGTCGCTGAAGGTGTCAGTCTGGTCAACCATCTGACGACCAACGTCGTGGCAGGCACAAGCCTGTCAGGGAAGCCCCAGAAATGAGCCTGGACTTGAAACTCAACGGTGGGCATGACCTTGCCGTCGTCGGCGACAACATCGTCCTGGTGGATGGCGCGGACCGTGTTCGCCAGCAGGTCGGTGTGACCCTCCGTACCTGGCTTGGCGAATACTTCCTCGACACGACCTTCGGGGTCCCGTTCTTGGAGTCGATCCTCGTCAAGCGACCGAGCCGCAACGATATTGAGTCGATCCTGCGCCAGCGGATCAATGCGGTGCCCGGCTTAAATCGTGTCACCGACATGCT